GTTGATGCCAAGGCGCGACTGTTCAATGAATACTGCCACAGATGGAATGAGGTGACCTGGTTCGACACAACAGATCCTGAACCTGACGTTGACACCTCTGAACTGCAACAACGATGCGCTCAGTTATTTTCCTGACCCTTGTCCTTGCTTTCTCCGCCTTCTTACAACTTCACCAATCGACTACAGATGGACAGTTATCAACGCAATGCCGAAACGTTGTTGAACGAGTTAGCCCAACTCAAGTACGAACAGCGTGCTATTGAACTTCGCATCAAAGATGTACAAGCCAAACTCACCGTTCATGTCGCTGCTGGTGATATGGAGCATTTGGCAGGCGAGTCTGAAAACACCTACAAGTACGACAACATCAATTACGTCTTTTCTGCTGGACGCGTCACCTACGACTACAGCAACTGTGACGATGTGACTGCTGCAGCCGAGAACCTCAAAGAACTGCAATCAACTGCAGTTGCATTGGGTCGCGCTGTTCAGAAGGTTGGTACACCTTTTTGGACGGTACGTGCATGACAACCTTTTCCTTCAAACCTGAACTTGCAAAGATGAACGTACAACAAGTCATCATGACGCCCGAATGGGCTAAAGAACTGCTTCAAAAAAACAAAAAAAATCGCGCACCAAAAGCTGCGTTAATTATCAAGTTGCGTGGCGACATACGCCGAGGCAAATGGCATCTTACGCATCAACCAATTGCAATTGACACCAACGGTCAACTGATTGATGGTCAACACCGTTTAATGGCTATTAGCCAAGAAGGTATCAGCGTCCCATTGATGCTCGCCACCGATTGCGTCGCCGAAACAATGATTGCTGTTGATACTGGCAATCAAAGAACCATAAACGATATTTTAAAAATAGATGGCATGAAAAATTCGGCTGCTAAAGCATCTACAGTCAAACTTTATCTTTCCTTTTACGACTATCCCGGTGTTTACTGGAATGGCCGAAATGCGTATTCGGCGCAAATTATTGGCGAAAAAATTAATGATCTAGACAATCTGGATCAAGCAATTTTGATGGCCAAGCGTTTCTATTATCTCTTTAAGCAACTTAACGTTTCTGCCATTGCCTGTTTTATCCTTTTGGCGCTGGATTATGAATATGACATTGAAGAGATTGATTTATTCCTGCACAAACTTTCTTCCGGCGAAGACATTTTAATTGGCGACCCGATATACGCCTATCGCCAATTTTTGATCAATATTTCAAAGGGGCGATATTACAGTCGCAAGGCAACTCAGCTTCTGCTTGCCGACTTTATTAAGGTCTTTAATTTGTATCTCAAAAAAGCAGAAGTCAGAAAATATCATCCGCCCACTCTTCCTCCAATGCCCAACTTCCTGTGACAACAACAATCACACTCGCACTGTGCATCCTGATCGCTGCATTGATTGGCGCTCTTTACATCTCAACGTCATGACCAATTCCAAAATTACACTCACGGAAAGCAATCAAGAAATTATTCGAATTGATAGCGAAGGCTTTCACTATCGTGGCGAATTCATCGCAGACGCTGGCATTGCTCATCGTTTGCTTATGACTTTTTTGCAGCGTCATACTTCAATGCATCCTGAAATTGTTGAAAGATGACTAATTACAGAGCAACACCTGAACAGTGGGAAGTGCAAGAAAAGTTTGCACCTGAAAGTGAGGACGCTTGCTGCCTCCTTGAACTTCGCTCAAGAATTGAACGTCTTGAGTTGGGTGCTGGCATCCGTGATGTTGTTGCTAAACAGGTGCGGCAAAGTTATCCGGAAAAACCAGTCAAATCGCTGGCGCAGCGGGTAGCTGGAGAAATAGCTCTTGCAGAAGCCGGTTGGAAAAACGAAGCCCGCGCAGCGATCCGTGAAGTAGCAACTTGGTTGCGGGAGTATGGCGGATGGAATCAATCCACCGCTGCTGATGTTCTGGAAAAGGAGTTGGATGAATGACTGAATTTGATGTTGTTGATCAACTCGCGGCTGCTATTCAAGGTCAGCACACTTGGGATCCAAAGGAGCGCTTTCGCCTGCAAGCCAGAGCCGCCATGGACAAGCTTGCTGACATTCTCGAAGCGGCCATGCTCAACCCTGACGATCCTTTCGTCCCTGATGGCGCCACCGTTGTCAATGCCATTCGCTTGATCGCTCGTACACCTTCTGAATACATCTTTTGACCATTGGCACCCGGCAAGAAAAACACACGCTCCTGCATCATCTGCGGACAATCATTCGCCATTGCAACCATCTCAAAAGGTCGCACCTCTGTACGCCGCACATGTTCACAAGAATGTCGTGGCAAGTTATATGCACAAACGCGTCGTATCTGGATTGACGAGGAAGTAGCAATTCTCAAGGATCACGCTGAATCAATGCCATGCGACAACCTTATCCGCATCTTCAACACACAAAATAAACTTGCTGGTCGACCTAAACGCACTGCAATTTCAATCAGGAGCAAACTCGAAAAGCTTGGTTATTCACTTGAACCAAAATACAGATACCTCAGCGCATCAGCCTTGGCTCGTGTATTGGGTATCTCTGGCGATGCAGTGCGTTATTGGTTGCAACTTGGACTCAAAGGCGTACGCAATCGCGACGTACCTCGATCTCCTGTTTACATCACAGCCGTTGAATTGCGTAAATTTGCACGTAAGAATCCACGCTTCTTTGGTGGCATTCCACGAATTGATTTGTATCTTGCTCTTGAAGATGAAGATCTTGTCGATCAAATTCTTGCGCAATATCCAAAACGTAATTCCTGCATACAAAAACCAGTTCGTGTTAAATGCGTAGAAACCGGTCGCATCTACAACTCACAAAGTGATGCGGCGCGTGCCATTTATGTCAATCGTTCCATTGTTTTTCGCGCTATTAAATACGGCCACCGTGCCGCTGGTTATCACTTCATTACTCTTGACTCATGAAAACATCCTGCCCTGAATGCTCCAGCGATAACTTCCGAGTTATCAAAACCTATCCTTGCGAGCATCACACTCTGCGACACCTCAAATGTCGTGCCTGCGGCAATAACGTCTTCACGCATGAGTACATCATGAAGCAAGACGAATACAGTTGGCAGCGTGTCAACAACACATACAAGCTCAGGCTCAAGGTGTGAATCACTGCTATTCCTGGAAAACAATTGGCATCCCTGCACCACAAGGCAGCAAACGCCATGTTGGTATGGGTCGCATGATCGAATCATGTAAGGCTCTCAAGCCCTGGCGTCAAACTGTCATTACTGATGCACAGAAACTTGGTATCACACAGCCGATCCTGACGCCTGTCAGCGTCTCCCTAGTGTTCTGTTTCCCACGACCCAAATCTCACTTCAAGAAGAATGGCGATCTTTGTTCCAGCAGTCCTTCACACAAAACTTCCAAACCTGATATTGACAAACTTGCTCGCGCTATTCTCGATAGCCTCACGCTGGCAGGCGTTTTCAAGGATGATGCTCAGGTTTACAGTCTCACCGCTGCAAAGCGTTATTGCATCGGCAATGAGGATCCTGGCGTCATGATCACTCTGATGAACACGGATCAGGTCGTAGGCAATGACTAGGTGCTATACTGCGTTTGCGATTGGGTCGCCCTGTGCTGAGGCAGTGGTCTCACCGGGGCGATTTTTTTATGCTGTGATCACGCAGGAGCGGTCATGGAAATCTCAATTGAGTTCGACGCTGAGACGATCATTGGCAAGCTGAATGAGCTGCGGAAGGTGCAACTGCCGATGGCGGCATCAATTGCTCTTAATCAGACAGCGTTCAGGATCCGCGAAGAACTGCAAGCAGGTGCAAAGGCAACCTTCAACGATCCTGTTCCTTTCACGTTGAACGCGTTCCTGTATAAGAAGGCAACCCCAACAAACCTTGAGGCGATTGTGTTCATCCGCGACGATGCACCGAAAGGCAACGCTCCTTCGCGGTATTTGGCGCCTCACATCTACGGCGGCCTTGCGTACAGAACACGCTTTCAAAAATCACTGTCGCGCACGCCTGACCCGTCACCGCTTGGCCTTGGCAACGCAGTTCTTGCGCCAAATCGGATTATGGCTCCCACGCAATCACCGCGTGGTGTCAGTTTTACCAGTCGCGGCAAGATGAGTCCTGGACAATACGAACAAATCAATACCTACATTCAGAACACTGATTCAACACGCACGGCAAGCACAGGTCGACGGACTGCTCGTGCTGCTGGCACGCGTTACTTCTACATGAATCAGGCGATGGTGGATGAACGCCGCAACCTGCGCAGCAGCAAGCCAGGTATCTTCATGGTGCGTGGTGGCAGATCACCATTGATGCGGGTGATGACTGAGATTGCATTGCCGACGTACACCGCGAAGTTTCGGTTCTTCGAGATCGGGACGAGGACAGCAACGGCTGAATTTTCGCGATTGTTCTCGCAGCAAAAATTCCTGTAAGTTCTTGCGAGGGATCGGTTTAAGGGGCGAAGTTCCTGCGGGGGGTCGGTTTAAGAAAAACCCGAAGTTCTTGCAAGGGGTCGGTTTATGTCAGTACCGGATTGAGGTCGGTTTAGTATTATTATTACCCACACAGTTTGTATTACTAATACAAACGCAATCGCAATCTGAGGCTAATTGTAATTAGCTTGCAATCGTAGATGCAGTTAATAACAATTGCGCACAAATATATTTGCAGTAAATAACAATCAACTACAAATAATATTGCAAGCAATAACAAATAATCTGCAAATATTTGTGCAAACAAATAACAATTACACGCAAATAAAAGTGCAAATTAATTGTTATTAACAATTAGCAGGGGCGCAACGATCCGCTCACTTCTCGCAGACGCGTCTCGCCTTGAGACTGCCTCGGGGCTCTCCTTATATATGGGGCGCAACGGGGCGACCGTTTCCTAGGTGCCCCCTGACCCTGCCCCCAGGGGCACGTGCACAACAACGCACCACCCGCTGAAACCGTCCGCCCCTGTGCACGCAAAACCGCCCCCGATCCGCTCAAAAGCGCCGTGGGCAATCAGTTTCGCTTATCTTGTATCATGGTGATACACGCTCCTATGGGCAGGCGTCTACGATGGGGGCACGCCACAAGCGGGATAGATCGGCGCCCGATTCTCGCCGTGCCAGACAAGAGGGCACGGGTCGTTGCACAGCCCCAGACCGTTGCGACTAGCCAACGCGGGGGCACCCCTTCCAATCGCACCCCAAACCATGTTTCAGCTCACCCGCTACCAGGGCACCACTGCCGGCCACGTGCCCGTAGGACGCCCCCGCCCTTGGGCAGACGCCCTCCGCCTTTTGCAGCATGCAAACAGCATCAACGGGGACGTGTGGGCGTATCGCCTCGCTTGCGTCTCCCCTGAGCTCCCCCGCTTTTGAGCTCACCCCTCACCCCTTCCAATCGCACCCCCTGTCATGTATCCCTATTACTTAGAGCCTGACGACAACGACGACGACAACGACCCTGACGCGCAATGGGGCGCTGAGGTGGATTTCGAGCCCGCCCCCGACCGCGTCCCATACAACGGCGCCGTCAAGCGGAGCAAAACCGGCACCCTGTGGATGTTTTGGATGCCTCAGGGCGCCAACTATCGCGATCAGTACGATCACCTAGTGGGGTGGTACCAGGTGCCCCTCCTATCCGAGGTGGAGGATTGGACGTTTGACAGCGTCTGCCCGACCCCCTGTGACGACGACCTAGAACCGGATCATCCGGACTCATGGTTGAGCCTCCTAGGTCTCGTCTGACCCCACCCCTTCCAATCGCAACTACACCATGCAGACGGTTCTCCTTTTCAAGGCTCCTAACGACCGCAACGGCAACCCCTGCCGTGTCTTTGCCTCCTTTGACGGTTACGGGCGGATCGTTGGCGCGTGGGATGAGGGGTATAGCGGGCACCATGCCGTGCCCCCTGAGCTCCGCCCCATAGCCGCTAATTGCCACGCCATAGCCGTAAGCCAGGCAACCTACCGGGCTCTCCTGAGGCAAGGGCGGCAGGCTCTAACCTTTTCCCCCGTTTGATTCCCCCGCCCCTGGCTTTTGCTGGGGGCTTTTTCCAATCGCACCCCTTCCAATGCTCAAAACCCTACGTTTTGCCCTCACTGAAAAGTCCGGGAACATCAAAACCGGACCCATCCCTGTTTCTGTTTCCAGCCGCGTTACCTGCCCCCAAACCTGCCCCTTCCTCAAGGGCGGCGGATGTTACGCGGCGGCAGGCTATTACACGCGTCTCCATTGGGATGCTGTGACCCGTGGCGACCGTGGCGAGCCCCTAGCTGGTTTCCTTGCCCGGATCCGTGCCCTTCCCGAGGGGCAGCTATGGCGCCACAACGTCTCTGGTGATCTAGTGGCAACGGGCGGCAGGCTCTCTCGGCGTTTCCTTGACGCCCTCACAAAAGCAAACCAGGGGCGCCGTGGTTTCACGTATACCCATCACCTGCCTGAGGTAGGGGAGAATGCCCGCCTACTGCGCCGTGCCAATCGGGGCGGCTTCCGCGTCAACATTTCAACCGAGAGCGAACGGGCGGCAGATGCTGCCATTGCTCAAGGGCTCCCGGCTGTAATGGCTGTGCCCTCGGATGAGACGCGTACCACGTGGCGCACCCCCGAGGGGAACCGCGTTCTAGTGTGCCCCGCCCAACGCTCAGATACGCGGCAGTGTGCCGACTGTGCCCTCTGCCATACCAGGGGGCGCCGCGTGATCATCGCCTTTTTGGCGCATGGCACAGGCAAGACAAAAGCCAATGCCGTGATCGCTGAGGCTCTCGCCAATGGCTGACACGGTCAACCGTCACACAAGGGCAGGGCGCAACGGTCGCCCCATTGAATGCCCCCACTGCCAATACGTGGCAACCGTTCGGCACTTTGCCTGGGCTGCCCTGCAGTGCACCGCCTGCCATCGCATGATCGAAAAAGGGCAATGGCTGATTGCTCCTAGGTGATCACCTGAGCTCACCCCTCACCCGCCCCCACTAGGGGGCTTTTTAATGCTCCGCCCTCAGTTAACGCTGGGGGCTTTTGTTTGTGCGCCTACGTTTGCCACACCTAGGAGCCCCTGCAGTGCCTCTCACCCGTAACGCGTGGGGGATACGTGCCCGCTCCTAGGGGCAGGTTGCAGGGCATTCTCGCAGGGCTGAGGGTGCGCTACATGTAGCGTCTGGCGGGATGGGGGACGCTAGGGAGGCTAATTGTTAATTATAATTAGTTTGCAATTGTAAGTTGCAGTTAATTATTTGCAGTTGCAGATACAATTGCGGTTAATTGTTTGCAGTTGCAATCACACATCTGGGGAATTGTTATATCCTACATCTGCGGGGGTTCGGCACACCCCGAGGGCAAACATGGGTCCTTCCTGCGTGGTCGTTCTCGGGTAATTTCGAACCCCTTTCTACGGCTAGCGCCAGGAGTATGCGTGTCGCAGCATTCCCACATGAGACGCACTTAAGACGCCAAAATGCAAAAGTTGACCATTATATGCCTCAAAATTGTTATCTGGCACTATTTCGCTTAAAACGCCGCTGTTGGCCTTAAATTGCCTCTATGCAGGTCTGCAACACCAAGGAACTGGCTGAGGAGCTGGGCATCACGCAAGCTCGCATCAGTCAAATGAAGAGCCAGGGGCGGTTTGATGGCTGCTTCGCGGTGAATAGGAACAAGATCGAGTGGGACAAAGAAGCAGCAGTCAAGGCGTACAGGGAAGGCAACCCACTGGCCAGCGTCAGTCCAACGCGTCGCAAATCAGAAGATCTTGAGATTCCGACATTCAATGAAAGTCGTGCGAAGTCAGAGCATTTCCGTGCGGAGTTGGCTCGCTTGGATCTGGAGGTCAAAGAAGATCAGTTGGTGGAAGTGGCTCGTGTACAGCGGGAGGCTTTCACTGCTGCTCGTGCTGTACGGGATGCTTTGGGTAATATTCCTGACCGCGTCAGCAACCAGTTGGCTGCGGAGTCAGATCCTGTTGTCATCCACCAGACGTTGACCGAGGAGATCCGCAAGGCGTTAGAGACGTTGACAAATGAGTTGTCAATAACCAAGTGAGACGTTGACAATGAAGGACGGCACTCTCGTTTATCGGCAAGCATTTCGGGATGGCCTCCGCCCTGACCCTGATCTGTCCGTGAGTCAGTGGGCTGATCTGTACCGGATGCTGTCCAACAAAGCCAGCGCCGAGCCTGGACCGTGGCGGACGGAAAGGACTCCTTACCTCAAGGAGATCATGGACTGCATGTCTGCCAACTCCGCCGTGCAGAAGGTGGTGTTTATGGCCGGTGCGCAGCTTGGCAAGACAGAAGCGATTAATAACGTGGTGGGCTACATGATCGCCCATGCGCCCGGACCAGCACTTTTTGTGCAGCCGACGATTGAGATGGCTAAAAGATTGTCAAAGCAGCGGCTTGATTCGCTGATTCATGAGACACCGTGCCTTGCCGATAAGGTCGCTCCTGCTCGAAGCCGCGATTCAGGCAACACGATGTTTTCAAAGGAGTTTCCCGGTGGCATCCTGCTGCTCACGGGTGCCAACAGTGCTACGGGCTTACGGTCTGCTCCTTGTCGCTGGGTACTTCTTGACGAAGTTGATGCTTTCCCGAGTGATGTGGACGGTGAAGGCGATCCTTGTGCATTGGCTGAACGTCGTGCGTCAACCTTTTCGCGTCGGAAGATCATCCTTACGTCCACGCCAACGGTAAAAGATACGAGCCGCATTGAGGCGGAATATCTGGCATCGGATCAGCGCCGATATTTTGTCCCGTGTCCACATTGCGATCACATGCAATGGCTGCAGTGGAAGAATCTGCAGTGGCGTGATGGTGATCCAAAGACTGCTGCGTATGTCTGCGAGGCTTGCGGGTCTCACATACCAGAGCATTACAAGAGCGAAATGTTGCGTAAGGGTGAATGGCGTGCGACGGCCACAAGCCAAGATATAAGGACGGTTGGATTCCATTTGTCCTCCTTATACTCGCCGCTTGGTTGGAAGAGTTGGGAAGAAATTGTTGGCGAGTTTTTACGTGCGAAGAACGACGCTCCGTTGTTGAAGACGTTCGTCAATACCATCTTGGGCGAAACTTGGGAGGAAGAAACTGGGGCAAAACTCGGTGCCGATGGCCTTTCTGAGCGTGCCGAGTTCTATCCCGCCGGTGAAGTCCCGAAAGGTGCCTCGATCCTGACTGCTGGTGTCGACGTACAGGACAACCGGGTTGCGATTGGACTTTATGCGTGGGGTGCTGGTGAGGAGTGCTGGTTGATCAGTCACACAGAGATTTACGGCGATCCAGCCGGACAAAAGTTGTGGGAACAAGTTGATGACCTACTGCTAAGGGATTACCCGCATGCCGATGGCGGAAGACTAAAAGTTTCGGCAATTGGTGTTGACTCTGGCGGCCACTACACCTCCGAGGTGTATACGTATGCCAGGGTCAGAAAAGGGAAAGGAGTGTTTGCTTTGAAAGGGCAATCGGTGCGGAACAAACCGCCTATTGGGAAGCCTTCCAAGGTGGATATTAACTACAAGGGTCAAGTTTTGAAAAATTCGGCTGAGGTGTTCCCTGTCGGTTCTGACACGATCAAATCAACGTTGTTCGGCAGATTGAAGCACAACGAGCATGGCGCGGGTTACATTCACTTCCACGCTGAGGCTGGTCAGGAGTACTTCAAGCAAATCACCTCAGAGCGTCAGGTTGTCCGTTACGTCAAGGGTTTCGCTGTTCGTGAATGGAAGAAAAAGGCGGGTGATCGCAACGAAGCATTGGACTGTTTTGTGTACAGCTATGCGGCGCTGCACTTCCTGTACATGCGGTTCAACAGAAACACGATTTTTGAGCAGTTTGAGCGAAGTATTGGCAAGGCTGTAAAAAAAGCAGATACAAGTGACGTATTGCCTGACAAGCCGATAGACTCACCATATCGGCCACCGCAAAGGCGGGTCAGGCGCAACAATCCTTCATTCGTGACGAGCTGGTGAGCATCCTTGTCCCGAACTTGATTTACGCGGGTGACACGGTCATTTTTGACGTGCCTGCGTTCAAGGATGCCATTGGAACCAACATCGACAGCGGCACCTACACGCTCACGTGGTACGCACGGACGAATACTGCAAGTGAAGGCACGACTGTTGTTGGCACTGCTGAAGGCAATGGTTGGCGCGTGACGGTGCCTGCTGCTACTACTGCCAACTTTGATGCCGGCTTGTGGACTTGGCAGGCGATTGCCACCTACAGCACGCTGCAGTACACCGCTGGTCGCGGCCAGTTCACCGTCAAGGCCACTGCCAAATACGCCGGCACGCCTGGTGCATTCGATGATCGGTCTCGCGCTGAGATTGATTTGTCTTACGTTGAAGCTGCCATCCGTACGCTCGCTCAAGGCGGGATGGTGCAGGAATATCAGATTGGCGGGCGTAGTCTAAAGCGGTACAAGATGACCGAATTGCTTCAATTGCGTGATGATCTCAAAAATGAGATTGCAATGGAGCGTAAGGCTGAGAAAATCCGTCAAGGTCTCGGCAATCCCGGTCTCGCCAAAGTGAGGTTCCGTTAATGGCGATCTTCGGTATCGGCCGCACCGGCGCGTTGCGTAAGCAACTGGCTGAGGTTGAACAAAAGAATGTTTACCTCAAGCGTGCCTACGCCGCCGCACAGAACAACCGCCTCACCTCTGACTGGATCAGTCAAGCCACGTCGGCTGACAGTGAGATTCGAGGCAGCATCAGGATGCTTCGCAACCGCGCCCGTCAATTGGTGCGTGATTCGGACTTTGCCAAAGCCGCTTTGCGTGCTGTTCGCAACAACGTGGTTGGCACTGGCATCAAGATGCAGGCTCAGGTACGCATGCAACGCGGTGGCCGTCTTGCTGATGAAATTAATCGTCGCATTGAAGATGAATTTGATCGCTGGACTTCAGCTAAGCGTTGTCACACCGGCGGAAAGCTGAGCTGGTATGACATCCAGCGGCTCAGCATCACCTCTGTCCTTGAATCTGGTGAAGTCTTCATCCGCCTTGTCAAGCAGCCCTTCGGTGGCAGCAAAGTACCACTTGGCCTTGAACTCATCGAGTCGGATCTTCTTGATGATGATTACAACGGCATCGAGAAGAATGGCAATGAAGTACGAATGGGCGTGGAGATTGACAAGTGGGGCAGACCGGTTGCCTATCACTTCTTTGATTACCACCCTGGCGATTATCAATTTGCTTACGCTGCAAAAGCAATGAAGCGCCGTGTGCGTATTCCTGCTGAAGACATCATTCACCTGTATTTGATTGAGCGTCCCGGCCAGACCCGTGGTGTTAGCGCGTTTGCTACGGCGATCATGCGCCTGCGTAATTTGTCTGGTTACGAGGAAGCCGAGATTGTCGCAGCTCGTGCCAGTAGCAGCATGATGGCGTTTGTGAAGACACCGGATCAGGAACTGTTTGAAGATGGCACGTTTGATCAGGAGTCTGTCCTCGACTTCTCACCCGGCAGCATCCGTCGACTGGCTCCCGGCGAAGAAATGCAATTCTTCACGCCCAATCGCCCTGATGATGCGTTCACTCCTTTTGTGCAGCAAATGCTGCGAGCTGTGGCTGCTGGGATTGGCTGTTCTTACACGCAAGTCAGCTCAGATTTCTCTCAAAGCAACTACAGCTCTTCACGACTGGAACTACTTGAAACAAGAACGCATTACAAAACACTTCAGCAGTATTTGATCGAAGCGTTGTGTGAAGAGGTTTATGAAAAGTGGCTGGAAATGGCTGTGATGGCTGGCGTTTTGGATTTGCCGAATTACGATAGCAATCCTGAACGTTATGAAGAAACCAAGTGGATTGCACCTGCTGCTCAGTTTGTTGATCCGCAAAAAGAGGCTGCAGCGTACAAAGAAATGATCCGCTCAGGCATCATGACGCTTTCGCAGGTGATTGCCCTGCACGGCGGTGACTTTGAAGATCAAATGCGTCAACGTCAGCATGAACTTGCTGTTGCCGATGAGTACGGTATTGTCCTTGATACCGATCCGTCGCAAGTTTCTAACAACGGTGTTTCCCAGCCAGTTCCTTCTCCAGCAACTACAGAACCGGTACAACTGATGGAAGAACCTGATTTGGAGGACATTGACTGATGGCAAAGGTTGGTGACAAGACAATTGATTTGATGCCAACTGAAGGCATGAAGGCAGAAGCGCGTCGTTATCGCGCATGGAAGAAAGACGGTCGCCCAGGTGGCACTGATGTTGCCGCCACACGTGCTAGTCAAATTTTGTCAGGCGAAGAACTTAGTTCTGACATTGTCGTGACAATGGCCGCTTGGTTCGCCCGTCACGAAGTGGATAAACAGGGCAAGGGCTTCCGTCCTGATGATGAAGACTATCCTTCGCCAGGTCGCGTAGCATGGGCTGCATGGGGTGGCGATTCAGGTCAGACTTGGAGCGTCATGAAATCCAAAGCAATTAAAAAAGCACAGGACCGCACCATGGAACTGATTGATCCCATTGTTGATGAACGCCCCTATCCAAATGAACACGCCGCCCGCTTGAAGGAGCCTGGTCAGTACGACGCAATTCGTCGCGTCAATGATGAAGGTGGTCCTGGCATTGACTTTATTTATGGCATCAAAGACGGCAAGTCCGAGATTCAAGCCATTCGTTTTGACGCAAAACGTTTTACGCCTGCAGAAGCACGCAAATGGTTGAGTGATCACGACTTCAACCCAATCTCATTTGAAGAAGCAACAGGTGATCGCTCAGAGGATAAAATTGAAGAACGTGCGTATGACAATTCGCTGAAAGTTGGTGACTTTGTTGAATGGGACAGCAGTGGTGGAATGGCGCGTGGCAAGATTAAAAAAGTTATCCGCGAAGGCATTGTTGAAATTCCAGATTCTTCTTTCACGCTCAATGGCAGTGAAAAGAATCCTGCTGCATTAATTCAAGTATATAAAAAGGGTGCAAATGGGTACGAAGCAAGTGATACTGTTGTTGGACATTACTTTTCAACTTTGAAAAAAATCCCGGCGCTGCGATTCCACGAAGACGAAGTATTGAAGCGTT